ATTCTCAAGACATATTATTTGGCCAGCAGTTTGATAGCGCAGGCCGTTTGATGGGTTACTGGATTAGAGACAGCCACCCTGGCGAAACGTCGCTAGGTATTGGCGTCAGGGTGCAAAGCACTTTTGTACCGAAAGAGGAAATAAGTTTACATTTTGATTGCAGGCGAGCTGGCCAGAGAATGGGGCTCCCGTTTGGCACGGCAGCGATTTTGACCCTGCGGGATATGGGTGACATCAGGGCGGCCCAGCAGATGAAAGATAAAATTTCAGCTTGCTTTTTTGGCGTTACTTACGACTCGGATACGCAGGCGTCTACGGATCCCGAAAAAGACGGGCTGGAGTTTGACACGATCGAACCTGGCGCAGTTGAGCACATGCCCCCAGGTAGAAACTTTCAGGCATTCACCCCGCCAAGTTCTGGTGATTTTGTTAGCACCCACCGTGAGTACGCCCATGCTGTAGCAGCAGCCTACGAGATTACCTATGAATCAATGACGGGTGATTTGTCAAACGTCAATTATTCGAGCTTTAGGGGCGGATGGCTTGAGTTTAGTAGGCGGATTGCTTACTTGCGAGGGAAGGTTTCCATCCCCGGAATGCTGGCGCCGGTGTGTGAGTGGCATGACGAATTAGCCCGGATGGTTGGCCTGCTGAAAGGGCCAATGAGCTGGACCCATACCCCGCCGCGTCGGGAGATGATCGACCCAACCAAGGAAATTCCAGCGCTGATTTTGGCGGTGAGGGCCGGATTTATGAGCTTGTCAGAAGTACAGCTATCATTTGGCTATGTGCCTGAAGAAGTAATTCAAGAGCTGAGCAGAGACCTACAAAGAGCCAGAGATGCCAGCTTAATCCTGAGCATAGATGCCGCACTGGTTTCCAACGCTGGCGTAACCCAGGCTCGCCCGGCAGGATCTGCATTCACCAGCTCAGCGCCTGACCCTGGCGCAGAAGAGGGCAGTAGCGACCCGCTGGACTGATGGCGCTGACCGCTTAAACTACCCCCAGCATCTGAGCATCAATGGCCCCAGGAGTAACCGTTAAAGCCGCCGCCACTACCCCAGTGTTGCGGCTCTATGGCGAAGTCGGGGTTGACGTGTTGGTTGACGACGTAGCCCGAGCGCTGGACGCTGCAGGGGGGCGTGATGTGGAGATTCACCTGTTTTCACCAGGCGGCGCGGCGGCCGAAGGGATTGCAATCCATAACGTGTTGGCGGCTTACAAGGGCAGAAAGGATTATGTGGTGGATGGCTTGGTGGCATCTGCCGGCTCGATTGTCCCAATGGCCATCAGCAAGGCCAAGGGTGATCGCCGCTTGATGCCAAGCAACGCCCTGCTGATGATCCACAACTGCTGGGGCGGATCGGTTGGAGACGCCGATTCAATGGATGCTGCGGCGGCCATGCTGCGTGTTCACTCCCAGGTTTACTCCACCACCTATGCCGCGGCATCAGGCCAATCGGTTGAACAGATCATGGAATGGATGGGCGCGGCCCAGGGGGGTGGCACCTGGTTCACCGCCGAAGCGGCCCTGGCGGCTGGCCTGATTGATGCAGTGATCGACCCGGTAGACGTGCGTGCCAGCGTCCCAGCCCTGCCTGCGGGGCGATTCCCTAACTCTCCAGGGTGGGTGTCTAAGGCCCTGGCGTCAATGGTTAGAATAGAATCAGGAGATCACCCTGAACACTCCCGAGCTGAACACATGCCCACGCAAGATCAGGCCGGGAGCGCACCGGCCGCCGTCATTGAAGCGCCTCCCGTGGTCGCATCTACCGAGGTTGCCCCTGTTGCCCCTGCAGTAGTGCAAGCCGCCGTCAGCCCCGTTACCTCGACCGCTGTTGCGGATTCTGTTGCCCTTGCCAATGCACAGCGCGAAATCGAAATCCGTCGTTGCGCGGCCGAGGCCAATATCGCTCCTGTCGCGGTGCAAGCCATGGTTGACGGCGGCAAGCCTTTTGCTGATGTTGCCCTGGAAATTGTGAAGGCCCACGCCGGCCCGCTTGAAACCGTCGCCAGCAAGGCGGGCCACCCTGCCCGCATCCAGGTCACTCGCGACTCGGGAGATACGCTGATGACCGGATTACAGGATGCGATCTGGGCCAAGATCAGGCCTGAGCAGGCCATGAGCGACGCGGCCCGGCCTTATGCCGGAATGCGAATGATGGAGATTACCCGCGTTTTTGCTGAAAGCCGAGGGCATAATACAATTGGCCGATCTGCTCACCAGCTAATTGCGTTGGCATTGCATACCGGCGACGATTTTACAAACTTGCTGGCGAATGTTGCCAACAAGACAATGATGGACGGGTGGGCCGAGGAAAACCATAGATGGGAGCTTTTTGCAACTCGTCAAGATTTGCCCGACTTAAAGCCTGCCAATCAGGTGTTTATCGCTGGCAATCTTGAGCCTATCAGGGTGGTAAATGGCGAGCCAACCGACAAGACTAAAGCGGATGCCCGAGTAGAAGGAGGTGAATATCAATTCGCCACTCTTCAAGACGGGAAAGTGACTTGGCAGTTGAGCAAATATACAAGGGGCCTGCGTGTTGCTGAAGAGGTGTTTATCAATGACGACCTTAGCGGACTGGCCGAAGTCCCTGATATGTTTGGTCGAGGCGGTCGGCGTGTTCAGGCTAAAGGCATTTACGGCCTTATTACTGGCAACGCAAACGTTGGCATTGATGGCCTGCCATTGTTCCATGCCAGTCATAACAACACTGGAACCGGAACCATTGGCAACACCGGATGGAACACTGCTGTTCTGAAATTGTCTACGCAAACCGACCCAGCTGGTAACCCGCTGGAGCTGGACCCAGCGTTGACGCTGGCCCCTGCTGCTCTGCGCGGGCCTATGCAGCAATTTCTGAGGCCAAACAATTACATGCCTTCACAGCTTACAGGTAATGCCGGGCCTGCAACTTCTTCTTATTCAGGCGCTATTGAAGACATTTACTCTGCTCGGCTTGATAGCGCTAGCGCACTTCAGTGGTACGTTATGGCGGCAAAAACAGCCTCTAAGGGAATTGTTCAAGGGTATCTTCAAGGTGAAAGCGGCCCAACCCTTACCACCGAAACCAAGCGAAATCCCGACTGCTTGGAATTTCTGTTTCGCATGTATTGGGGTTGCACGCTTAGCGACTATCGATTTATCTATCGCTCTTCCGGCGTTGATTGATCAATGCTTTTTCCTGACAACTTTCAGCCCATTCCATTCCTAATGTAATCCAATGGCTAAAAACTACATTCAAGAAGGCAACACGATTCCGTTTCCCGCTCCCTACGCGGTTGCGTCAGGCGTTGGTGCTTTGATTGGCTCTGTTTTTGGTGTTTCGCTGGCGGCCCTGGCTAACAGCGAGGTCGGGCAATTCAGCCTTGTAGGCGTATGGCAACTTCCTAAGGCCACTGGCGCCGCCGCTAACCTTGGCGCAAAGGCGTATTGGAACGACACCAGCAAAAGCGTAACCGCCAGCGCCAGCGGCAACACTCTGATCGGCGTGTTTGTGCCGGCCACGCCAGCTCAGACGACCGCGTACGCCTCTGGCGATACGTTGGCCCACGTCCGCCTCAACGGCGCCTTCTGATGAGCTGGGCCCGCCTATCAGCTGACGCAGATCGGGCGGCACTGGATTTCATGGGCGGCGCCAGCGTAATTGCTGGCGCCGTTACTGGCCGTGGTTTTTTGGAGGAAAACAAAGAGCTGGTTTTTGATGATGGAGTGGAAATTATCCCATGGCTGCTGAAGGTCAGAACCGCAGAATTTGGCCATCTTGATTACAACCATTCCGTTGTAGTCGATGGCATTGCATTTAAGGCAACAAGGCCGCCCGAACCACTGCCCGGTAGCGAGCCCAGGGCGCTGAGCTGGAGCATGGTGAGGTTAGCCAGGGTTGACGCCCCAGAGGAGACGGTGGTGATCCTGGATGGCGGCGCGGCGTTGGCGCCGGTCCCACCAGCGCCAACAGTGATTGAATATATTTACGATGGGGGTGGGGCATGACCACCCAAGTAGTTTTTACACGTCAAGCACAAAGGCGCGATACAGCAGCCAACTGGACTGCGGTCAACCCGGTGTTGCTCAGCGGCGAATGGGGGCTTGAGACGGATACGCGCAAGCTAAAAATCGGCGACGGCGTAACCGCCTGGAATGCCCTGGCGTATAACGGCAGCACCCCAGGCGGCCCCGGCGATCCCACCAACCTGTCAATTACCAACAGGACGGCCACGGGCCTAGACGTGGCCTCCTCGACCGGGAACGACGCAACGGTTCCCCTGGCAACCGAAACCCTGGCCGGGCTGCTGGCGCCAGGCACCAGGGCCAAGGCTGAAGGGGCGGTGCAGGCCGTGGCCCTGACCCCACCCAGCGGTTGGAGCACCAGCAGCACCAACACGGGCGGTAGCGTCACCCTCACGCTGGGCCTGCCGTCAGGATTCAGCCTGCCGAGCAACGCGATCCAGGCGACATGGACGGCAGGGGCGGAGCTGGCCGGCACAGCGGTCCAGGAAGGTGATATACGGCTGACCGACTCCCGCGAATGGAGCGCCGCCACCGTCAGCCAGGCCACGGCCGAGGCAGGCACCAGCACAACCAGGGTGGCCTACAACCCGCTGCGGGTGTTCCAGAGCATCGCTGCATGGTGGGTCGCGTCGGAATTTAAGGCCAAGCTCGATGGGATCGCAGCCGGCGCCACGGCCAACGCCACGGACGCACAGCTCCGCGATCGATCCAACCACACCGGTACGCAAGGGCTTAGCACGATTTCTGGCCTAGGGACCGGAATACCCACAGCCCTGGGAATCAACGTCGGCACCGTTGGGGCCCCAGTGATCCTGGGCGGCGAGGGCGGTACCCCATCAGCCATTGCCCTGCCCAACGCCACCGGCCTGCCGCTGAACACCGGGGTTACGGGCCTCCTGCCGGTAGCCAATGGTGGCACCGGGACCGCCGTTCCGGGGCTGATCGCAGGCACCCACGTCAGCATCACCGGCAACTGGCCAAACCAAACGATCACCGTTACCGGCGGCGGGGGCGGCGGGGGCGGCGGCGATGCGCTGACGACCAACCCGCTGAGCCAGTTTGCGGCCACCACCTCGGCGCAGTTGCGCGGCGTGATCTCTGACGAGACTGGCGCCGGGCTGCTGTTTTTTCAGGGCGGAGATGTTGGCACCCCCAGCGCTGGGGTCCTCACCAACTGCACCGGCCTGCCCCTTGGCACCGGCATCACTGGCCTAGGAACTGGCATCGCCACAGCCCTAGCGATCAATGCAGGATCGCCAGGGGCCCCGGTGCTGCTCAACAGCGCAGGCGGCACCCCCTCCAGTCTCACGCTGACCAACGCCACGGGGCTGCCGTTCGGGGCGGGGATCAGCGACAAGCCCACGACCCTGGCCGGCTATGGCATCACGGATGGATTCACCGAGGCGCAGGTTCGAGCAACACCCATCACCGGGTTTACCGCAGGCGCCGGCACGGTTGCGGCGACCGATTCAATCCTGCAAGCACTGCAGAAGGTTGTTGGGAACGCTCAAAGTGCTGTGACCGCTGTCACCCACGGGTCCAACGCCAGCACGGCTCGGCCGTCAGGAGTGACAGCGGTCTACTGGATTGGGACCGTAGAGCCCGTAAATGCTGTGAACGGCGATCTCTGGATAGGTGGCA